TCAATCGCATTAATAGACTAGAAAGAGCCGTAAGTCGCATAGAAGGCCAAAACGATTAATCTCTGGTATGTTTGGAGTTGTAAAGATTAGATAGTTAATGTTTAAAGAGTTAATTTGGGTAAAAGAAAAATCATTGTCACAAGATTTCTGTAATCAAGTTATTAATAAATTTGAAACTGATCCTTATAGAAAAGCAGGGGAAGTAGATCAAAACAACCCTAGAATTGATAAAGACTTAAAAATAACGATAGACACTACTATTACACATAATATTGCATGGAGAGAAGAAGATGAGGTTTTATACAAAGCCTTGGGTAACGCATTATATGAATATGAAATCCATCTACAAAAGACTTCTTCAGGAAAATGGAATCTACATCCCTCCGATGGATACCAAGTAAAAGATACAGGATATATGGTACAAAAGTATGAGCCTAATGGGTTCTATAATTGGCATCACGATTGGTGTATGAACGAAGGATGGTCTAGAATTTACACTTACATCTGGTATATAAATACAATAAAAGAAGAAGATGGTGGCTGGACAGAATTTATTGACGGTACAAGAATACAACCTGAAGTCGGGAGCATACTACTTTTCCCTGCAACTTGGACTTATGTTCATCGTGGCTATACAACAAAAGTTCCTAAGTACATAGTAACTGGTTGGATATATGCAAGGCCATAGGTTTACGCAGCGTTAATAGGAAAGGCCAGAGTCGGTAATGTTTGGTATGTTTGGAAAAGAACATACAAACTTATGTCTAAATTTTTAGTTAATTTGATCATCAAATTCGGAAGATCTGAGTCTTTGCGTAAAGCTGCTTTAACGCTTTTAAAAGATCTTGCAGCCAAATCAGATAATGATGTTGATGATGCAATCGTCAAAATGATTGAACAAAAATTATTTCCTGTTAAATGAAACTTAAAAAATTTCTCAACATTGATATAGAACCAGCACCTCCTGAGTTGGAATTATCTGTTGAAATGAGATGTCGTGAAATTATGGAGAGTAATGATTATGACAACATCAAGAGGTATTGTACTCATCTTATACGACACCAATTAGATCAAGATGTTTTTTTAGCTTCTATGCTAGGCAGACTAATTGAACTGGAAGCTAATCTTGTTCTTCAAAAAAATAGAAGAAAGAAAACAACTAATCCAATAAAGAAGTTCTTTCATATTCCTTAACTTCTTCTTCTGTAAAGTCTCTAATAAATAATCTATCAATCTTGTCAATTTCATAATTGAACTTAAGGATTGCAGTTTTAATATGTTCGCTAATCCAATTACTGTGATTTGTAATTACTTGGGCTTTACCTTTTTCATTTATAAAAACGTAATGGTCGTAGCCTTTTAATTGGATATCTAATAAATTCTTTTCAAGTCTTGTTCGTCTAATTTCTTTAAGTTTGCGTAACTTAATAACGGAGGCTCTAGGATTACTACTCATTTTAAATAACCAGAGGGAGGAAGTGTAAGCCAATGACGTACACCATCAATAATCTTAAAGTGGATCTTAAGTAAAGGATCTTTTACTAAGTATTTCTTTGTTTTTTGCATATAAAAAAAATAAGGACTTACATTGGCAAATCTTACAAAACCAAATGCCTCTTAATTAGAAAGGTAGGTCGTTAGTGCTAGGAGCGTTCTCTATTTTCTGTGGATTAATATTGCCCCAAGTACCGTATTGGCCTTCCATCGCTTTAGAGTAGATTTGTACACACTTAGTTTTAACTTTCTCTTTTTTGTTGAAATCGTAAGCTTCTCCATCTTTTGATTTTGTGTTAACTAGGTTTTGTAAATGATCTATCAAATGAGTTACAGAGTCAACAGGTATTGTTAAAGTCAAAACTTGTTGTCCTTCATTGAAACGATCATCGCCAATGTTCCATTTGATAGGAAGAGGTAGTGCTGGATTAAAGTCCATAATTAATTAAAAAATTTGGTTAGTAATGTGTTTAAGAATAGGTTTAAAGAGATTTTGTTATCTTTGCAATAATCTCTTATTTTAGCAGCAAGTTCGTCATTAGTTCTGACGCTTAGAACATTTTTGTTCCAATCTTTTTTACGTTGCTGTTTACGAAGAAGAAGTTCTTTTAATACTTCTTCTCTCGCACTATTAGCAAATTCATCTTGATTCATAGACTCTCATCTATTTTAGAAATTGCAAGAGATAAGAACTCGCCATGTTCAGCAGTAGTAATATGTTTGACAATTTTTGTATCTTTAATGCCAAACTTTTTTCTAAAAGAATCAACAACTTCTTTCATCTTTTCTGGATGAAAATTGTTAAGTGTCTTTAATTTTTCAAGAAGTACTTCTGTTGCTTGTTTAGTAATAGGAACAGGAAGTTCTTGTAAGACAGCAGTAGATTCTAACTTTTGATTAGGTCTTGTAAGAGTTGAAGCTACAATGTGATCATCGTCTGTCTTTTCTGGTGGTTTTTTAGCTTCATCAATTTCAATCTGAGCCCATAATTCGTAGGCTAGACCAAAAGTAAAGCAAGCACAGGCACAAAGACATCTACGATGTGAGTTTTGAAAATTAACAGAGGAAATCTTATCAAGTAAAATAGGTCTGTTCGCATTGTCTGTAATAGCAAAAGGGAAAAGATTGGTTTTAACACCTGTATCTATATTTTCAAAATAGCCCATAAGAAAGCCTGTGCCATCAGGAGCTTTAAAAATATAAGATGACAATTCATTTTCAGAAGTAAATTCATCTAAACAGAATTGCCAACCAGGAGCGTGTTCCCTAAGAATCTGTGCCGTTTTAGCCCAAGCAACGTAATCAAACTTCATCTTTTTATAGATGTCAGTTGTTTTGATTACACCTGCTAAGTTGGGTAACGTGGTGGTGGTCATTAGTAATTGTTTACTTGATATTTATATTACACCTATATAATGTTTACTGCAAGGCAGCTTGTAACAATGTGTTGAATTGTTCTGGTGTTAACACAACTCGCCATTCACCTCCCCTGAACCTAACCATACTCGCAACGAAGTCCACACCTGCATTTTCTCTCTGTATTTCTACTTCTCTAGGTTTAACAAGGCAAGCTCTATTTTTGTCCTTCCAATCGCACACCTGCACTACGCAGTTAGGTATTCCATAAATATCTCCAACATCTCCTGGAATCCCTGCTGAAAGGTTACGTTGACATTCAAAGCCAGTAACTTTTGTTAAAAGTTCTGCTGCTTCTCTCTCAGCTTTGTCTCCTTTTTTTTTCTGTGGATTAGTCATTTATATATTCTTTGAAGTTCTTTTGTTAACTTTCTAGCATAGTAGTTTCTATGTATCCAATCAATTTTGTAACCGACATTGAAATGAGCCTTTTTGCAAACATCAATAAGATTATCCATTAAACGTCTATCAAACTTAAAACCTCTCATTTTTTTTCTTACTTTTTCTCCTTGTTTAAAGTTTATAGAGTTTGTAGACATCCAACCTGTTTTATCAGCAGTTTCATAAGTTTCTAGTCCATTATCTGTCAATATGATGCAAGTGTATCCTGCGTGAGTTTTATCTCCTTTCTTACGCAATCTTCGTAAATACAAATTCATTATGTCTCCTGTTTCTTTGTTTTTTATGTGAATATATGGCTGAGTTCTTTTCCCCAAAAATATTATTTTGTCAAAATATTTATTTTCTCTTATATCTTGTAATTCACCTAACTCTTTACCTGTTTGTATGTAATTAGGCAAAAGATATTCCTGAGTATTTTCATTAATTGGTGGAACAGTATATGGATGTACATAAGTATCTTCTGTTCCTTTGTCAATAAATCCAACAACTATGCCATATTTTTGTTGATTATGACCTACATAATAAATAATATTATCTCCTATTTTTACTTGCTTATCTTGATTGTGATTTAGATAGAAACTAGTATTCCAATTACTCTTAGTTTCAAAAACTACTTTTTTATTTTTGGTTAAAAATTCAAAATCTAATAAATTAGAATTATTATATTTTGATTTTGCATATATTGAAGTTTTATATTTTTCTTTTATAGTTTCTGGTTTTCTATCGTGATTCCTTTTAAGTTCTTCTAACTGACCTTCAATTTCAAGTAGTTCTTCTTTTGTAAGTTCATGACCACAATTAGGACAAGTTTTTTGTGGTTTAAAAACATAATTACATTGCTTACAAGTTTTAAATATAGGTTTAGCTTTGTTTTTTACTTTTTCTTCATCAAAATCTAATTCCCATATTCGTTCAACATCAACAAAGTCATGCCTGTAAGTATTCCCAACATGATCCAATACTATTGCTGTCTTACCTTCTTCTGGTCTAAGAATTCTTCCTACTTGCTGTACATATAAAGCAAGAGAGTTAGTTGGCCTTAAAAGGATCGCACCAGTTACACATGGTAAGTCAGTTCCTTCGCTAATGATGTCGATAGAAACAATAACACTTATTTTATGGTTTCTTAACTTATCAAGGACTTTATCTCTTTCACGTAATTTCATTTCACCTGTTAATAGTTCTGCTTTAACACCTTCTTTTATAAACTTTTCATGTACTTTCTTGGCATGAGCAATATCAACACAAAAAGCAATTGCTGGTTTATCTAATAAATGTTTTTTATATTGTTCAACGGCATCACCAATAATAATTGGTTGATCCATTACTTTTTTTAAATCCTTTTTTTGAAATTCTCCTCTTTTTATTCTGCAACCAGTTAAATCAGGCTGTTTAGCTCCTGCGAATACCTTGTGATTACATAAATAACCCTTTGAAACTAAATCATTAGTTTGTACCTCAGATATTAAAACATTAAAGAATTTACCTAATGGCTTGTTATCTAAACGTATAGGAGTAGCTGTTACTCCTACTTTAGTGGCATCTTTGTATCTTTTGACAATCTTTAACCATGTAGTTGCAGCAATATGATGTGCTTCATCAAAAATGATTATTTCTGGAACAAACTTCTCTCTTTCGATATTTCTGAAAAGAGTATAAACAGAAGCAACTTGTAAAGGCAGTGAGTTATTCCTGGGAAAACCAGAAGCGATGATTCCATACTTAGAATCTATTAAGTCAAGTTTTTGACAGGATTGTTTGATAAGTTCCCTTTTATGAACAAGAATCATTACTTTCTTGCCTTTACTAACAAAGTCTTTTGCTAATTCAGAAAAGATAACTGTTTTACCAGCACCAGTAGGTAAAACAAGTAAAGGAGCTTTTTTATTATTTTGGAGTTGAAGATGTAACTGCTCTAAAGCAGTTGTTTGGTATTCTCTCAGTTGCATTTGTAAGATTGTTTACTTTTATTCTATATCAGAATTATATCACATCTCAAGCAATTTGATACGTCTTTGTAAGTCATCGAACTGTACAATATATTCTTTATCTGTAATTTCCTTTTGAAACCATTGCCATTCTATTGCTGCAATTTCATTATTTAATTCTGTAATTAAATATTTTTTTCTTTGAGTTAGTTCTTCATAAAAACATTTCATTTTTTACGACCCCATTTCCTTTTAATTTTATTTTTTAGTTGATGTTTTTGCTGTCTTGTTATAGATAAGAAACAATCATCAAGTTCATCTATCAAACCATCAAAATCAGCTTCATTTGAAATTGCTAATGATCTTTGAAAATTAACAATAGAAGCCCTGATAAGTTTGTAGTCTCTACCTGAGACATCAAGTATGTATCTCATTTTTTATCCCTAATTCTTTTCCAAGCTTCAACACTTTCTTGATCAAGAACTGCACTAACGTCTTTATAAAGATTTTTATTTTTTTTGAATTTCATTGCTTCTTCTCCTAACTCTGGTAATAGTTGATAAACATATGGGTGATGTGGCCCTGGATATGCTATTTCTTGATGTGCCATATATTGCCAAGCAGAAATTTTGCTTGGAAATCTTCGCTTATCATAGTTATAACGATGTATTATTTTTTGTATACATTTTGCTTGCTCTTCACAATTTTTTTTCACTATTGTTGGTAATTCTTCTGTTGGTATTTTCATTAGTGTCCATAAATTAACAAATAATTCCTCATAACCAACACCTTTACATTTTCCAAAACTACTTTCATACCATTTACAAGGTTCAAAATTATAATCTTCGACTATATATTTTATTTTTTTATATTTTGATGTTATTGATTTATATATTTTTTCATAGTTTTCTTCATCTTCTATAAAAAAATATTTGCTATTAAAAAAAGTTACTTGATGCTCTTCTCCATTTGGTGTATAAAATTCAAATTCTATTCTTGGAGGTTCTGGAGGTTTTTTGAAATCAGGGTATTCACGAAAATCATCTTGTGAAATAAAGGGATTGTAACCTCGTTCATGAAAAAACCATTCTTCAAATTCATCTCTAAAACAATCATTCCATTCAGTTTCATACTTTTTTTTAGTCATAGTTTTTTAGTCCATTCAGCGATAAGTTTTTTAAGCTCTTCGATACGTTTCTCAGCAGCTTCGATTCTTTGTTCTCTTGTCATTAAAACAACTCCTGTTTAGCTTCAAATTTCTCCCAAGCTTCTTGCCATGCTGCTTCACATCTTTCTACAGGTTGTGCAGCACCAAGTATAGAAAATCCTGGATATGCCCAAAGAGTATTACATACACTTGGGACTATCCCATAGTTTAATTTCAACATTTCTACATAACAACCAAGTTGCTTATCAGTTGAATATGGTTCTTTCCAATATTTATCTATTTCTTTTACCCATAACATTCCTTCTTTCTCACGTTTATAAAAACCAGACTTAGTATTACCTTTAGTTTTTAAATCAATTAACCTTAAAGTTTTTTGTGATGTAATTGGATCAATTTCATAACCAAGTAAATCAAGTTGACCTCCAACTGATTTATCAGGTATAGACATCATATGTTCAATAGCTAATGGCTCAAAATTTTTAAATAACGGATGATCTAAAAGTGGAACAATGATATTTTCATAAGCACCCATATCAAGATCAGTATTGCCTAGCATACTTTCTGCTAAACATTCATGTACTGTTTCTCCTCTGGGTTGCCATATGTATCTATAGGCTTCGATATTTTCTTTAGCTTCTTCTGTTAGTTCATTACAAACTCCAGTAGTTGAATAATTCAGCCATTGTTTAGTTTCGATATTGACATATTGATGCCGTCTTTCATCTCTCCTAATTGGAAGTGGTTTTAATAGTTGGAAGGTTTTCATTGTTAAAAATCGTATTGTGAAAAGTCTTTAGGGTTTGTTAGTTCTACTTTTTCTTCAGGTGGTTTTGGTTTAGGTTTTGGTGGTTTAACTCTTGCAAGATTACGAAACTTTACGCCTTTATACTCTGAAGGGAAGGCTTTATTGCCTTTAGTGTTGTTTACACATTCAGTCCACCCTGGAGATGGTTTATCTAAATCTTCAAGAGTCCAATAGCCTTTTTTAATGCCATCTTTGAGAAGTTTAATAACAGATGCCTGATCAAATATTCTTTCCATTAATTTTCTCCATTCATAGCTTTGTCCAAACCTAACTCTCTTAAGGTAGGTGGCATTGGATTTTCACTAGCCTTAAAATATTTTGGCTTTGGTACATTTTGAGCTTCTTGTTCAAACTTAGACTTCTTGAGTGGAAATAAATCCTTCCAGCCACCTGCTATAGCGTTCTCAAGAGCTTGTTTCCTGTCTTGTGTAGGAAATGACCTTAACTTCTTAAAGATGCGGTTAGCAACGCTTGTAGTACAAGATCCACCTTTTTTCTTTCTGATGGGCCACCATTCAACAATCAAATCAGCATATTCTTTAAGATCATCAGGTATTAAATCAGGTGAAATTGTAAAAAATGTAAAAGGATCTGAAACTGTTGAGGTTAATTTATTAGTTTTACGTCTTGCTTTGGATTTCATATCTTTTCTAATCAAGATTCTGAGATAAGCAGACCTAGAAGTTTCTTCATCTCTGTTCAGATCGAGCCATTCAATAAGCTCTGGATCTAAAAACATAGTAATTTTAGTTTTTGCCATTCATAAGGACTAACTGTTATCTATTATTATAGCATGACATAGTATTGTCAAGAGGTTGCTAATGATGATTTATAAACTAGATTCCTGGAAATTCTTCTCTATATCCTTATTATTATTATTTATATATATATTATTATTAATATATATAATATAGTTTTTATAAATATTTATATATTTAATTATATTCTTTTTCTTTTGGTTCTTTTCTTTTTCTTAAATCACTTTCATTCATAGTTGATTTAATATCTATCTGCTAGTATATTAATATATATCTGCCATTCATTATGAATAAAAATCTTAAAAGAATTAGTGTCTCTGTAGACGAAGATGACTACCAACAATTAAAAGACCTATCAAAAGCTGGTCTTTCAATAGGTTTTTTAATTAGAGAAGCTATTAGTGATTTTTTATCTAAAACTAAAGATAATTAAAGTTTAGAATGATTTCCTTTTTCTATTAACCATTCAAATTTATTTATATCCTTTTCACAAACTGGACATCTTTTAACATTCCAGGCAAGATGACCTGTTCTTTCTAATGTATGACACTCAGGGCATTTAATAATTGCACCTGAGTATCTTTTACATCTTGTATAACGTGTAATCGGTATAAATTCGTTCATTTTAAGATCCTGTATAAAATTTAATTAGATCATTTTCATAATCTATTTCTTCTATAAATCTATGATCTCCAAATAAACTTTCTCCTGTACTATCACAGTATTTAATCATCATTTTATCTATACCTTTCCATATTTCTCCAATAGTTCTATTCTTAGCTTTACCAACAATATGGTCGGTTATTAGATTATTATTTATATCACAAATTTCATAAGGATAAACAATTTTTAATGGCTTATCTTTATTTTCTTCAATAAGATAATCTGTCATGTAAATTTCATCAGGTTTATATTCTTCATTATTTAAAGAATGAACTGACCATCTTGCATATTTAATTTTTAATAAGTCTTGATAAACTGCTAATTTACCTTGTGTAAAGCCACAATCGTAACCTTCATTCCATCTATCTTTAATCATTATCCTTTATCCCTTAACTTCTGTTCAAATGCTTTTCTACTTCTTTCTTCAGCAGTAACTATATATTCTGCATCAGAATATGGACAATCTGCACTAGGTGTAGGATCTATGTCATAAGGATCATTATATTCATCATAATGATCACCTATTTCTTCCCACCACTCATCTATTAAATCCTTATTATCAGGAAAAGATCTAGTAT